ACTCTTAATCTGTTGTTTTGAATAGGTAAATTACTAATTTCACTTATTTTTTTATATTCTTTTGTTAATTTTCTTATATTATCCTGGCTTTTATATAATAACAAATCATTTTGACTACTTTTTGCTAAAATTTGTGTATCTTTTTGCTTTCTTATCTCATTTTCTAATTTTCTCATTAGTTGTGTACCTTCGTAATTAGTATAATGTTTGTCATTATATTCAAATCCTTTTTCATTATCTTTTATTATTTTATTTAACTCTTTTTCAGAATATTCTGGATCACTTACTCCTACAATTATACTAAATATATAATGATAGCAGTTCATTTCACTTATAGGTCTATGTGTTTTTTGTTCTTTACCATCTTTATTTTGTTTATGTAAATCTATTTCTTTATCGTTTATATCTTTACCTATACCAGTTAATTGAAGCTTTTCAAATTCATCATTATAAAATTGTCTTCCTTGAACTTCTTGATGATCTTCTGCTGGATTTAAATGAACACTTATTTCTACTCCATCAGATCCAAATTCTTGACCAAATATCTTTTGATTTTCATTATGTAATTCTGCTAATCTACTTTTTAACTGCATTCTTATTGCACTATCTAATCTTATAGCTTTACCACTTTCATAATTAATAGTTTTTAATCCACTTTCTCCTACTTCTTTTAATATTTTAAACACAGCAGTATCAAAAGTTTCTTTACCTTGTCCTACATTCAAAAAGGCAGTATCTAATAACTTGTTATAAGTATCTCTTATACTATAAAAAACAGAATTACCTTCTAAATCTTTTATAGTATATCCTAAAACATTAGATCTAGTGAAATTATACATTTCTGTTTTTACAATATTTGTAAGAGTTTCTCTATATTTTTTTTGAGTTACACTTTCAGTTAAATCAAAAGGAATATCTCTGTATTTATAAAACTCTTCGTAGAATTTTTTATCTTTAATAGAGTATTCTTTAAATATACTATCTATTTCTTTTATATTTAAATTAGTTAATCTTGATATTTCACTAATTATCTCATCATATCTGCCTCCATATTTTAAAATTTGCATTAATTGATGAGCTTTTGAAGGTGTCACTTCCTTAAATTGTGCTATAGAAGAGCCAATTTCTTCTAAAAACACTAAATTAGCATCTTCTACACGATTTATTAATCTATCAACTATTTGTTCTATTTGTTTTTCGCTTATTTGTTTTTTCATAGGTTATCACCTATTCTTCTTTATTATCTAATATAGTTTTTATTTTTTTTTTACTTTCTTGTTCTTCTAGTTCTTCATTTTCTTGTATTTTTTTTGAAGCTATTTCAGGAGTTTCTCCAAATATTCTTTCTCTATATTCTTCTTTACTTATTAATCCTGCATTAACTTCTCTTAAAGCTCTATTACTTTCTGCTTCTTTATCTTCTATTATAGAATCATCAAACTTTATAACAATATTTTCATAATTTATATTGTACTTACCAAATTTACTACTAGCATAGCATATAGATTTAACTAAATCATAAATAGAACTTTCATATCCTATTTCTAATTTTTTCTTTCTTCTAAATAATTTACTATTACTACTTATTACAGCAGTTGCTGTACTTAAATTAGTTCCATCAAAATGATAATGATTTTCACCAAATCCAACTTTACTTCCTAAAATATTTAAATTAGTATTTAGTGTTTCTATTTGTTGAGTAGTTCTTAATGTGTCACTATCGCTTTGTATTAAATCATCTTTATTAGATCCTTTTGGTAATTGATAAACAGTTGTATCATTAGGATCAAAAGTTAATCTTTGAGTTCCATTATCATAATTTAACATATCTGCACTAACAAAAGTTCTTCTTCTTCCATCTTGTATTTCATTTTTTAATGCATCAAATGAAATATCAACAGCTTTTAAATTATCTATAGCATTTGCATATAAAGAAATACCAAAAGGTGAATTTTTAAATAAATTATTTGTTAATAGTGGTTTATATGCAGAAAACCAAGGAATATTTCCTTTTGTATCAAAATCACTCATTATATTTTCTTGATTTTCAATTTCTATTAAATTACCATTACCAGTTTCATCTTTGAATAAATGATTAAATATATGATAATTTTTTGTATTTTCATCTATTTTGTGAACTGATAAAACAACATATCTTTTTCCTTTTATAAATTCTACACTTCCAAAAGCACATTCTGTTATTCCTTTATTATTCCATGAAAGTGGATAAATTTGATCTACGTCAACTATATCTACTTTAGTTTTTGCATCTGAAACATCAAGATACATTCCATCTTTATTTTCTTTTATATCATAAACACTAGTTACTGTAGCACAAGTTCCTAATGCACCAGATTTTTCTATAGCTTGATTTATAATATAATATAAATTTATTTCATCTATTAATTTTTCGAATTCTTTTTGTGAATTTTCATCTTTTAATGATACTTCACACTTTTCACTCCATAATATATCTGACCAATCTTCACTTAAATCTTTTGCCATATTCATAGTATATCTTTTTTGTTTTACTTTTCTATCACCATTATATATAAAATAGTTATGAAAACTTTTAACATTTCCTTCATACCATGAATTCCATTGATCAATATACTTTTGTATTACATCTTTCACATTAGGATTGTAGTTATATTTTTCTGTTAAAAAATTATTTAATCTCATTTTTATCCTCCTTGAATATTTGTCATAAATTTATCATAAAATGGAAACATACTGTATTCACTTGCATCTAGATCATCTATTGGAGTAGTTCCATCATCTAATCTTTCATCTGGATGTTTTTCATCCCATAATGCTTGACTATAAGCTTCTATTAAATATTTACATTTTCTTAATATAAATCTTCTGTTTAATCCAAACAATTGACAATCTAATTCTATTCTATCTACTATTCTTCCTTTTATACAATCTTGTACTTTTAAAGGTATTTGATTTTGTTGTAGATATTTATTCATTCCAAAAGTTAATACTTGCCCTAAAGCTCCATAATCTGCAAAACAATGTGTTACTTTTCCATATTCTTTTACAACTCTTTTATAAAATTCTACAAATTTTTCATACATTTGTTCTGGACTATGTAAACCTACTATTTTTTCTTCATCAATTGTCCATGCTTCTCTAAAAAATTGTGTTATTCCTGTTGCTTTAAACTCTGTTTCGCCTTCAGTAGCGCCATAATCTATTCCTATAGAAATAATCATAAAATTTAATTTATTTCCATATTCATCTATTGCACTATCTTTTATAAATATATTTGGATTATCTGCAAATTGTTTGTAAATAATTCCTTCTGCATTTTTCCATTGACCTAGTATTAATCTATCATAATATACTGTACCTGCATATTCTTTACATAAATTATCAATAAATTCTTTTGTTAAAAACGGATTATCAAATATAGTATAATGTTGAACATATACATCTAATCCTTTTTCTCCTATTTGATCTAGAAAATCTTTTTTTAACCAATGACTTTGATTTTCTGGATTTAATGCTCCATCAAAACAAGAATAAGGTTTATCTAATGAAGCTTGTATCATTACAAATACTTCTTGATTCCATTTAGCAATTTCATCTCCATAAGCATACTTAATAGATGTACCTTGTATTTTACTTACTTGATTTACTTTTTCACAACCTAAACAATATACTTCTTCACCAAATAATTTAGCTATATTTCCAGAATTAATAGTTCCTACTAATCTTTTTCCATATAATTGTCTTAAAGGTTGTAATACGTTTCTTTCTATTGTTCCTCTAGATACTCCAAATATACAATATAAACCATCCATACCTTTTCTTTCGACTATTCTTTTAGGTATTGTATATAAGTTATCTAAATAAGTTTTTCCACATCTTCTTGCTCCTACTTTTATATTGTATCTGTGATTAGCATTCTTAATAAATTCTTTTTGCTTATCACTTAATATCATTTTTGTGCTTCCTTTTCTATTTTACTTAATAATTCTTCTACTTTTGTTATTTCTTCACCAGTAACTGCATTTTTTCTTAATTCTAACACTTTTAGTTCTTTATCAAGTATAATTCCATAAGCAGTAGCAAGATCTTTTATATTTGTTAACATATTTATATCTTCTGTTTTTATTTCTATAGCACGTAATAATTTATCTAGTATTCTTTTTTTTGTTTCATGTTGTGTATCCATATATTCTAATGTAGATATTGTATTTTCTAACTTTTTTTCTTCAGCTTCATTAGCAAACTCTGGATATTCTTTAACAACTATTCTTTTCACTGTAGTATCATTAACATTATTAAGTCTAGCTACTTCACTATAATTACGAAGTTGTACATAATCTGCTACAATTTTCTTTTTTTGCTTATCTGTTATTCTAGTTCTTAATATTTTTTTCTTTTCTTCCATTCATATTCATCTCCATTAAGTATTTTAATAGATCAGTCTTACTATTGAAGTTTTCTACAATTTCTTTATCTTTCTTTTCTATTCTTACATAATAAGATTTGTATGATTTAAATTTCTTATATGTTATTCTCTCCATATAAAATACTTTATATTTTTTTGATAGTTCTAAAAACAATAAATTTATTGCTCTATTAATGTTCATTCTCTATTATTTCCATTTCTAAATAATCTTTTTTATCTTCTATATATTCATAAGTTATTTTATTTATATGTTTACAATTATCATTTTCTATTACTTCATATAATTGTAATGCATCTAGTATACTTTTAATAGATTTATTATCTAAATCACTGTTACTATTTTTAATATGCCATTTACATATTATTTGAATAGGATATTTTTTAATTTTTTCTGTTTTGAATAAAAAATATTTTATAATTCCCATTTCTACTTGCTTTTCTCTATTTGCTAGATATTTACTTTTTCTGTTTAAATCTATTATTTCATTCCAATTAATT